CGCTCGACCCGCCGAAGCCGCCTCTTGCGTTGACTCCGAGCGGCCTCATTCAAGCCGCCGTGGTTGGTATTCGAGAGGGCATCACTGGCGGGCCTAACTACGACGCGACTTTCGCCGGCGAGCCCAAGCGCGTGCAGGCGGCGTTCAAGGCGCAGGTGCTCAAGCAGCGCACGCCCCGCAATCGCGTACGCGACGTCTACGATGCGTTGCTGCGCATCCAGGGTCAGAAGGTACTCGTGCAGGTCTCGACGAGGGATCGCGAGTACTACGACATGATGATCGAGCGCGTCGCGGAGCCGCGCGCGGTCGATGACGGCAGCTCGGCGCGGTTCCAGATCGACTTCAAGCGGCTGCGAATCACGGCGTCCAAGACGGTGGCTGCTCCCCAGCCAGCAGAGACGCGCGGGAAGGGCCCCGTCAACAAGGGATCGCAGGCCGCCAAGAAGGACGAAGACCCGAAGCAAAAGCGCAAGACGCTGCTCAAGGCAGCGTTGGACGCCATCAATTCAGGCGGGTAGCCGTGGCCCTGCTCATCATCCCCACGACTCCCGGCGAGCCGTACTTCCGCCAAAAGACGAATCTGGAGGGCCGCAACTTCGTCCTCGTCTTCTCGTACAACGAGCGCATCGAGCGTTGGTACCTTTCGATCTTCGACGACGAGGAAACGCCGCTCCTGCAGGGCCTCAAGCTGGTCGCCAATTGGCCGCTGCTGCGGCACTACCGTCACGACATCCGCTTGCCGCCTGGTGAGCTGATGGCGATCACGCAAGACGGCAGCACCGCGCCACCGACGCTCAACGAGCTCGGCGAGGGCAAGCGTGTCGAGCTTGTGTACCTCGAGGCCGCGGACCTCTAGCGATGGCCGAACCGGTACTCTTCGGGCGCAAGTGCAAGGTCACGGTCGACACGATCGAGATCGATGCGCTCGACGTCGCGTTCAAAGTTGAGAAGACCGCCAAGCCGCTACCGAACACGTGCGAGCTGGCGATCTGGAACCTCACACCGGACCATCAATCGCAGCTCGAGCAGCTGGCGCCGCGTACGAGAGAGGCCGCGACCAAGGGCATCCCCTGCAAGATCGAGGCAGGCTACGAGTCGGGAACGTCCCTGATCTGGCTTGGCGATCTGCGGACTGTCGACACCGTACGCGATGGCCCCGATTGGGTGACGACCCTGTCGAGCGGCGACGGCGAGAAGGCCTGGAAGAACGCTAAGCTTCACGTCAGCTACGGGCCCAAGACGGCGCTCGAGACAGCCCTTCGCGCAATGGTGCGCGCGCTCGGCGTCGGCGAGGGCAACCTCAGCAAGGTCGTCAGCAAGCTAAAGCAAGCGGGCTCGGCGATCTTCCCGCATGGGACGGTCATATCGGGCTCGGTTGCACGCGAGCTGCAGGCGTTCGCTGAATCCGCCGACCTCGAGGTATCGATCCAGGACGGGGCGCTCCAATTCATCGACAGAGGCAAAGCGCTCGGCGGTTCCGCGCTGCTGCTCAATTCGGACACCGGACTGCTCGACTCACCCACTGTCGACAATGAGGGCGTGCTCACAGCTAAGATGCAGATGATTCCAGGCATTCGCTGCGGGAGCCTCGTGACCATCGACGCGGCGCGCATCCAAGGCACGTACCGCATCGAGAAGGCCGTGTGGAACGGTGACACGGCTAGCGTCGAGTGGGACATCGAGATCAACGCGAAGCGCTACTGATGTCGCTCGACCCCAGCCTGCAAGAAGTCATCGCGCGCGCCATCAGCTCACGGCTGCTCGACGTCCACACGGCGATCCCGGGGCGCGTTGTCAGCTACGACGCGAGCAAGCAGACGGCCGAGGTCACGCCGGTCGTGCAGCGCGTGGACCCTAAAGCCGATGGTGGCAACGCGCTCACGCCGCTCCCGTCGATCCCCAATGTCCCCGTGCAGTGGCCTCGTGGCGGTCGCTACGCGCTGCACTTTCCTCTAGCCGCTGGCGACCACGTACTTCTCGTGTTCTCCGAAGCGGCCATCGGACATTGGCGCGCCTCGGGTGAGCTCGCTCCGCCAGGCGACCTGCGGAGGCACTCTCTCGGCTACCCCATAGCCATTCCTGGCATCGCGCCAGATGCCGGCAAGCTCGAGGGCGCGCCGGACAACGAGGCCGTGCTCACGGTGGGCGACGGCGCGTTCCGTGTCGGAGGGGCCTCGGCGGAAATGGTCGCGCTCGCGAACAAGGTCGACGCGCAGCTCGACGCCTTAAAGCAGGCCATCGCGAGCGCCGCAGGATCTGAGGCCGGCGCTTCGGGCCTCAATGGGATGACGTCGCTGAACACCGCTCTCGCCGCGTGGCCACTCCCCGCGGGCACGGCCGCCACGAAGCTCAAGGCCGAGTGATGGCAGTCTTTCGAACCATCCCGGCTGGCGATCTCGCGCTCGAGCGCGGGAGCCTCGTCGTGCTCGGACGAACCAGCCAGACGCGCCCGCAGTACATCCGGCAGAAGATCTCCAGCCGGTTCAAGTTCTACCTCGGCGAGTGGTTCTTGGACCTGCGTCAGGGCGCCCCGTACTATCGCGACGTCTTCGT